CAGACCCCGGGCGACGGCATCATCACCTTCCAAGGAATGCAAGATCACTCGGCGGAAACGATCAAGTCCCTTGAGGGCTACCGCGTCGCATGGGTAGAAGAGGCCCAGACCCTGTCGCACCGCTCCCTTGCACTGCTGCGCCCCACCATCCGCTCTGACGGGTCTGAACTCTGGTTTAGCTGGAACCCGCGGCGCAAGACCGACGCCGTCGACGCCATGTTCATGGGCGAGGGCCGGCCGGACGAATCGGTACTGGTCGAGGCCAACTGGTCTGACAACCCATGGTTCCCCAAGGTGCTTGAGCAAGAGCGCCTCGAATGCCTGCACAAGAACCCCGAGCAGTACCCGCACATCTGGGAAGGAAAATACGCCACGGTGCTTGAGGGAGCCTACTACGCCCGGTATCTGGCCATGGCCGAACAGGACGGCAGGATCAGCCCAGTTGGAGAAGATCCACTGATGACCGTCCGGCTTTTCTGCGACATCGGCGGCACCGGGGCCACTGCCGACGCCTTTACGATGTGGGCCGGCCAGTTTATCGGCAAGGAAATCAGGGCGCTGAAGTATTACGAGGCCGTCGGCCAGCCGCTCGGTCATCACCTTGACTGGCTCAGGACGAACAAATACACGCCCGAGCGCGCCCAGATCTGGCTGCCGCATGATGGAGACTCGAATGACTCGGTCTATGACGTCAGCTACAAGTCCGCTTTCGAGAAGGCCGGCTATACCGTGACGGTCATCCCCAACCAAGGCCGCGGGGCCGCCAAGGCGCGTATCGAGTGCGGCAGGCGACTCTTCCCACGGGTCTGGTTCGACAGGGCCGGTACAGAGGCCGGCAGGGCCGCTCTTGGCTGGTATCACGAGAAGAAGGACGAGGTACGGAACATCGGTCTGGGTCCGAGCCACGATTGGGCGTCTCATGGCGCCGACTCGTTCGGCCTGATGTGCGTCGTGGCCGAGTCATTCTCTGGCCATGGTTCTGCATGGTACGATCAGTGGGACAACCCGGTTAATTTGAGGCAGGCAGAATCCTATGGCAATGGTTACAGAAGAAGGGCTTGACCCGGCAATCCTCCCCCAGTACATCGACCTTGGGGACGGTTCTGAAGTCGAGGAGGGCGACGAGGGCGAGGACGACGCCAAGATGTCAGATGATGACATCCTGAAGATCATCAAGTCAGAGGTCGAGGCGGCTTCCGAACTGCAGGCCGAGCGTCAGGACAATCAAGCCGAGGCCACCGACTACTTCTACGGCCGCTTGCCGGGAATGACGCAGGAAGAGACTGATGCCGACATGGCTGGCATCGTCAGTACCGATGTCGGGGACGCCGTTGAGGCCGTGCTGGCCGAAATCATCCCGGCTTTCTCTGGTCAATCCCCAGTCGAGTTCGTTCCCCTCAGTGCCGAGGACGAAGACCAAGCCGATCTGGAAACCCGAGCGGTCAATCACGTCGCGAATGCCGCGGGCGCCTTCATGGCGCTGAACATGGCCGGCAAGGACGCCCTGCTGCGTCGTGCAGGTGTGGTCAAGGTCTATTGGGAAGAACGCGTCAAGGTCGAGTACCAAGCCCTGAATCACAGCATCGACCAGATGCCTGCACAGCTTCAGGAAGGCGAGGGCGAGAAGGTCGAGATTGCCTCTGCTGACATGGACGAGAACGGCATGGTCACGGGCTACCTGCGGCGCTACAAGAAGACTGGCAAGCCCCGGATTGTGGCGGTACCGCGTGACGAGTTCCTGATTTCCTCTGACGCCATGAACCCGAACGCCGACGAGGCCCGGTTCAAGGCACACCAGTGCGTTAAGACGCGGTCTGAACTGATCGAACTCGGCTTTGACGCCGAACTTGTCGAGCATCTGGACCCATTCGAACAGACGACCAACCCGGCGCGGGCGGCCCGGATCCGCGACGAGAGCGAAGGATTCATGGAGTCGCCCGACAAGGCGACCGAACTGATTATGGTGGTCGAGGCCTATACGAACATCGACATCGACCGCGACGGCATTGCCGAACTGCGCCGGATCTGGACTGCCGGCGGGTCTGAGGGTACCGATGAGCTTCTGTCTGAGGAGCCGTGGGTTGAACAGCCCTTCTGCATCGGGGTTCCCTATCTGGGCATCTACTCGTGGGACGGGGTGAGCCTGTTCGACAAGCTGAAGATGGTACAGGATACGAAAACGTGGCTTCTGCGCGACCTGCTGAATGCCTCCCGGCGCAACGTTCGTCAGAGGGTCGGCGCGGTCGAGCGCGAGGTCAATATCGATGACCTGCAAACTTCGGTCATGGGCGGGGTGGTGCGGTGCAAAACGCCCAATTCGGTATTCCCGCTGCCGAACGTGGAAGTCCCGCCTCAACTCTTCAATGTGCTTGGCTACATGGACGAGGTCCGTAGGGACAAGGGAGGCGGGGCGATCGACACCGCGGCGCAGGCGAATGCCTTGGCAGGTGACACTGCCCATGGGCTTGAGCGGATGATGTCGGCCGCCGAGCAGGTCAATGCCATGGTGGCAAAGAACCTCGCCGAGACTCTGGTCAAGCCGATGTATCTGAAGCTGCATTTCCTGATGCGGAGCTACCAGCAGAACCCGGTCGTCGTGGCCGGCTCGGTCGGCTGGCAGGAGGCCAATCCCTCGACATGGACGCCTCGTGACTCCATGGTCGTGGCTCTGGGGATGTCCGTGGGCGAGAGGACGCGGCGTTCAGCGGCCCTTGGCGGCATTCTTCAGGCCCAGATGACGGCGATGCAGTCCGGGCAGGATGGAACGCTGGTAACGCAGCAGAACATCTACCAGACCGTCATTGACGCCGCGAGGATGGCTGGACTTCCATCGCCAGAGCAATACTGGACCAACCCAGCCAGCCCCGAGGCGCAGCAGGCAGCGCAGCAGAAGCAGCAGGCGGCACAGGCGCAGGCGCAGCAGCAGCAGGCCGTGACGCAGGCGCAATTGCAGGTTCCAATTTCCATGGAACAAGTCAAGGCGCAGTCGGCAGTGCAGGTGGCAACCATACGTGCCGAGTCTGATCAGCAGATACAGGCGATGAAAGCGCAGATGGATGCCATGCAGCAGACTGTCGAAAACGCTATGGCGATGCTGGACAAGAAGCTGAAGCTGATCGACATGAATGCTCGTTGGGACTCGGAGCCGGTTCCCGATACTATGGACGAGGCTAAGGTCGGTCAGGGTCGGGCCGCAAAAGGCCCCAAGGCCTCGACTTCGGAGCCGTGATAGCCTCCTCGAATGTCATGCCCAACCTTTGCATCCTTTCACGCACAGTAGCCGTGGCTAATCCAGCTTTGGCCGACCACTGCGTCATATTCATGGTGATGCCATCATGCGTAATCTGATTTACTTGCGAGGAGTTTGCAGACTGTTCAGCGGGCGTCGCCCAGCGGCAATTTTCCGGGGTGTAATCACCGTTGCTGTCGATTCGGTCGAGGGTATGTCCCTCTGGGCGGTCGCCCATGTCGGCGTAAAATGCAGCAAAGGACTTGCGCCAACTGTCGCATACGGTGATGCCTTTGGCCCCGTAATACCGATATGAGGAGCATCGCGGATTGTGGCATCGCTCTCGCATCATGTTCCATACTCTATAGAGAGGGTGGGTGCTCATTCCGTGAGATTTTGCTGGCATAGCGGTTTCCTGTTGTGATAAACGGACATTATACACAAGGCAGCGGAACAATGAAATCAAAGACACCCAAGGTTCCTGACCTACCCAAAATCCGCTGCAAGACCGAGGAGGAGTGCAAGAAGATCGGCGAGACTCTTCGCGATGCTTACCAGAAGGGGCGCCGTTTCAGGAAGGTGGGATTCTCACAGCCGAAGGAGAAGTGAATGGCCGGAATCTACAGTGCCTTGGGGGAGCTTGACCGGATCCGGAAGATGGCCGGTCGCCGGGTCAAGGATCTTGTCACAGACCCGCTTGGCGTCCTGACGCAGCAGGCCGATGATCTACGCAACACCCAGAGGGGCGTCGAGCCGGTCATCAACCCGGCTGGAGCAGGGATGCGGCCGATTCCCCGGGAGGAGCAAGTCAGCCGGATGACTGAGCAATCCTTGGATACCCTTGGCGGCGGTCTGGGCATGCTTGGCCACACGGTTTTCCATGGCTCCCCGCGGGCATTCTCCAAGTTCGACAAGGCCAAGATGGGTACCGGCGAGTGGGGCGGAAGGGCGCCCACGGAATTCGAGGCAAGACACGCGGCGGCCCAGAGAAATGCGGCGCTTCCTGTGGAACAGGGTGGCTTGGGGCTTCCGCCGAATAACACGGCAATGGAACGTGCGAATGCGATGGGTTATGAAAACGCCTATCATGGAGCGACCACGCCGATTGAGCAGATAGACCCGTCCAAGGCGGGAGGAAGGCTCAGTTCAAATCCATCAAGCCATCTTGGGTTTTTTTCCACGCCGAACGCAAAAGAGGCGTCCAGATATGCGACCGACTTCGGAGGCGAGGGCGCGAATGTAATGCCATTGATGGTCCGCAGAGGGAATTCGTTCGACATGCCGAACAAGCAATTCGATCAAATCTCGATGGGTGAGTTCTATGCAAAAGGTGCGACACCGCAAGAGCGCTATTCTTCTGCAGTGAATGACGCAACGTCACTCAAGGACTCGCTTGTTTCTGAGGGATATGACTCGATTACTCGATTCAAGGGGAAACCGATGGAGGAGATCGTTTCGATAAATCCATCTAACGTACGTTCCCGCTTTGCCGCGTTCGACCCAATGAAGCGCCACGACGCCGACATGCTTGGCTTTGCCAGCCCGCAGTTGCTTGGCGGCATGGGTTTGGGCGGCGCCGGGATGGCGGCATACGGGCTTCAGGACGATCAGGAGGGCATCTTCTCGCGCCTTGGACAGTACCTTCGTCAAAGGGGCATGCAATGAACTTTCAGGAAATGTTCGAACTGTCGCGGGGCCGGCGGAAAGCTGAGTCCGGCAAGCTGAAGCCCCTGCCGTATGATCAGTCGGCAAAGCTGAATCGCCCGCTTGACGTACTGTCGCCTGCCGACATGGGCAAGGTTCCCGAGATCATGGCCAAGAGCGAGGCGGCCGGCGTTTATGGCGTTCCCTCGACTGAAGGCCTGACCTTCATTGGACCCGAAGGGATGACCCAAGATGCTCTCTACAGGCACGGTCACGATCTAGCGAATCAAGGAAATCTGACAAGGCCTTCAGCGTATCAGGGTTGGGCATCATCGATCTACAAGGAGCTTCCGTGGGAAAGCACTGGGGGGACGTATACCCCCGGTCGAGGCACGGTAACGAGGGAGCTTCTAATCCCTCGCATTGAAAGCAACCCAGACTTGACCAAGCAGATCGAATTAACTGGCGAGATTCCGCAGTTAGCTCGTGGGGTGCTGGCGACGGAAAACGTCGGCCCGATTGGATACTCTGGTGCATCCGAGCCGCTTGGTACCTTGCCTTCAGACGTGATTCTGCTGAATCAGGTACTGAAAGAGGGCGGCTTGGCGAATCTGGCAAAGTGGGTCCGTGAGAAGGGCTACGCTGGCCTTCCGGCGGTGGGGGGGATAAGTCTTGCGCCCATGGATAATCGGGACCGGTGAGGAAGGAAAACGGCCCCTCTATTGTGAATTCCATGGCAATCTCCTTACAATCGATGAACAAATAGTAGTAAGTATATCACAAGCGGGAACAAATGATCACAGCCGAGCAAATATTCGAGTCGCAGGAATTCCAGAAGGTCTTTCAGGAGATTGATTCAGACCTGATCGGGCGCCTGCGGTCGATGCCGCCGAGCAACGCGGCGGCTTTGCAGGAAGTGGCCATGAAGTTGTGGGCGCTGGATCAGGTGAAAGCCGAATTCGAGCGCCGGATGTCGAATGGCGGGGAGACTCGCATAAATCAGAGGAAGGCGTAAAATGGACGAACCGAGAGGCGTTCAAGAGCAGGTCAAGGAAATTTCCGACCTGCTGAATCCTGAAGTTGAGGACGTTGCCGGAGCCGGCGACGAGCAACAAGAAGGAAACGAGCAGCAATCGACTGACGAGTCGCCGGGTGAGAGCCTAGAAGCAGGCGAGGAGAATGTCGAGGGTGAGGCACCCGAGTCAGAGCAGCAGGGAAGTACGGCCGAAGAGATTCGGACGCTTACCGAATTTGCGAAGGCCGCGGGGTGGGAACCGGAAGACTTTTACGGGCTGACGATGCGCCTTGACACTGGGGAAGAGGTTCCCTTGGGCAAGGTGAAGGACGTCCTGCAGAGTTACTCCCGGGAACGTGCCGAACTCAATGCAGCAAAGCAGGGCTTGGCGCAGGAATACCAGAAGCTGCAGCAAATCGAGCGGCAGATGGTCACTGGGGTAAGCCAGACTTCGGAAGCCGTGAAGGAAGCGCAGGGCCGCGTGGTAGCGGCGCAGGAGCGTTACAACTCGGTCAATTGGGAAGAACTCGCCGCGGCCGACCCGGGCAAGGCAGCGTATCTGCAGCAGCAGATCTCTGTCGAGTATGCCGGGGCAAAAGCGGATCTGCAGAAGGCCGAACAGGCCGAGCAGGGGCAGCGTTCGGAGGCTATGAGCCGCTTGATGTATGCCGAGAACGAGAAGTTTCTGCAGGCCGTGCCGGAATGGCGCGACCCGCAAGTGGCACAAGCGGCACAGGGGGAACTCAACGCCTTCCTGACGCAGCATGCCGGCTTCGCTCCCCAAGAGATCGAGCAGGTATTCGACGCCCGCGCCCGCGTCATCGCCCTGATGGCCCTTCGCTGGTATAAGCATGCCTCTTCGGTGGCTGGTGCGGTGAATCGGGTCAAGGCGGCTCCCAAGGCCGTGCTGAAGCCCTCGAACCGTCAGGCTCCCCCGGCGGCGGCCCGGAAAGTCAATGCTTTGGTGCAGAAGGCTAAATCAACGCAGGCGCGTGGCGACCAAGTCGCTGCCGTTTCTGCCCTTCTTACTCAGCTTTGAGGAACAAAAAATGGCAACTACCAACCTCGACGCCGCGGATCTGAAAGCAGTATCGTACCGTGGCTTGATCAACGAAGACGTGATGCAGCGCATCTGGGATATTTCCAAGATTCCGTTGCCCCTTACCGACCGCATCGGCACCGACACGGCCAAGAATCCCTACAAGGAATGGACGACCGACGAGCTTGCCGCCCCGAATACGGGAAACAAGCAAGTCGATGGTGCGGATACCAACACCATCAACAACACGAAGACCGGCGCCCGGGTCGGCAACCACTGCCAGATCTCGGTCAAGGTCGTGCAAGTCTCGACCCGCGCTCAGGAGTCCGATACCATCGGCCGCTCCAACGAACTCGCCTATCAGGTGATGCGTCGTCAGCAGGAACTCCGGCGCGACGTGGAAGCGATCATGCTGACCAATCAGGCCTCTGTCGCTGACGACGGCAACACGACCCCGGGTCAATCCGGTGGTCTGGGCGCATGGCTGACGACCTCGACCGATCGCGGCGCGACCGGTGCTGATGGCGGTTTCGCGAATGGCATCGTGGCGGCCCCGGCCGTCGGCGCCAAGCGGGCGCTGTCGGAAACCAAGGTCCGTGACATCGTGCAGTCGGTCTATCAGGAAGGCGGCGACCCGTCCGTTCTGATGTCCGTTCCTTCGGTCATCCGGAAATTCTCCGAATACCTCTTTACCTCTTCGGCCCGGGTTGCGACCCTGACGTCCGATCAGGGCAAGAGTCGCGAGAAAGCCGCTGCACTCGGTTCGGTCAATGTGTTCGTGACCGACTTCGGGACGCTGGAACTGGTCGATAACCGCCTGCAGCAGACCTACGCTGCCGACGACGGCACCGCGGCCGATGTGTTCATCATCGACCCGCAGTTTCTGGCGCTGGCGTTCCTGCACGGCTACCGTGTCGAGCCTCTCGCGAAGACCGGCCTCGCCGACAAGCGCCAGATGGCTGTCGACTGGACGCTGATCGTCAATACCGAGAAGGCCCACGGGGTCATCGCGGACATCGACCCGACGGCCGATGTAGTCGCCTGACGGTGAAGAAACAGGCGGGGGCTTCGGTCCCCGTCTTTTCAACGGGAGAATGAAATGGCAAGAACCGCCAAGCGCGACAAGTTGTTGGAAGAATGGAGCGAGGGGCTTGCCCCTGCCGTCACTGAGTCGGCCCCGGAAGTGCCTGCCGCGGATCCGCCCGCCAAGGGTGCTGCGGAGGCCGCTGATGAGGTTTTCGTGACCCTTGTGGCCCCGTGCTTCATGTACGGCCAGAAACGCGCTGTGGGCTATTCCTGCAGCGTTCCGGCGCGAGTTGCCGACCTGCTGCGCTACAAGGGGCTGATCTGATGGATAGCACCCGCTTTGACGGCCCGTTCCGTGTCGACGTGAAGCGCCAAGCCCATGAGGGCAAGGTGTATTCGGCGAAGACTCAGGTGAATGAGGATGTGATCCTCGCCCAGAATGCCGAGAAGCGGAAAATGGAGCACCGGCCGGGCGAGTGGGCTTGGCAAATTGCCTCGATTCCGCAGATCATGTTCGACAAGTGGCTTCGGGAAAACCCCGAGCTTCGGTCCCCCAACAAAGAGGACCGGCAGGCGAAACTAATGCAACTGATCAGGGCAAACCCTGAAGTCATGGTGGTAGATTCTCTCAAAACAGGAGGCTGACATGGCCTGCAAGCCCAAAAAGACCCGCCCGACCCCGAAAGGACGCTGAAATGACGCCGCAGGAAGTCAAAGAGCAGTTTGCCTACACACCGACGACTGGCGTCGTGATCCATCGCGTCAAGAAGGGGCGCATCTTTGCAGGGCAACCAGCAGGGCGCCCGCACAACCGTGGCTATCTCCAAGTCAATACTGGTGGGCGTGGGTCATTTCTCAATCATCGCCTTGCATGGTGCCTTCATTACGGAGAATGGCCGGGCGGAAATATCGACCACATCGACCGCGACAAGCAGAACAATCGCATTGATAACCTGAGGATTGCGTCACGGTCTTTGAACCGCAGAAACTCAGCCGACAACAAGTCGACCAATTCTGGTGTGCGTGGCGTTATGGCGAGGGAAAACGGAAGGTTTTTGGCGTACATTGATTTTCATGGCGACAGAACAACTCTGGGAACCTTCGATACCATCGAAGAAGCGGCCGCTGCCCGCTCTGCGGCAGAAAAAACCATTTGGAAGGAGCATTGAAATGCCCGGGAAGTTACGCATCACTGGGTCAAACCTGACCCCCCGCGACCCGATCGACGTCAAGGCCTACTGCGCTGGCCGTCAGGCGGCCAAGGACGCCAAGCCGGCGCCGACGTTCGGCACGGTCAAGACCGGTGTCGTTGCAAGCAACAACGGAATCGTCTGGACCGCCAAACTGGCTGGGCAGGGGATCACGATCCACCTGATTGACCCGGGCGCCGATGATCAGCCGCTGATCGTCACGACGAACGGCCTGAACGTCAATGTCTCGCTGGCCACAGACAACGCGGGCGCGATCACTTCTACCGCGACCGAGGTAATGACGGCTGTTGCTTCGAACGACGGCGCAAATCGCCTTCTCGGCGGCGCGAATGACGGCGCATCCACTGGAGCCGCGGCTGTTGCCCATGCCACAAACCGCGTTCTGGTCGGTTCCAACATGCCGCAGTCTGCCGACAATTCGGCGATCAACTCGTTTATCGAGGGCCGCGCATCATGGGTTGCGGATCCGGCCGGAGTCGGGCGCGACGCCTGCGCGCTCCCGTATGGTGGCGGACACGTCTGATGCTCAAGCGCATCAAAAACCTGATCCTGCATCGCCAGCAGATTCTGAACAACCTGTCGAGCGGGCCGTGGCTGAAGCGGTTTGCTGGTGAGGATGAGCAGAATCCGGTGTCGCATCGGATGTTCTCCTATTCGACCCCTGCTGTTGGCGCTGCGCCTGTTTCCGGTGGGATTGTCCATTCCGACAACATCATCAACAAGCTGGCCATCAATCACACCGACATGGACGGGAATGATGTGACTGCCGCTCTGGCGCAGCTTGAATCAGGGGATTTCATCTCTGTCGGTGGGAGCGTGCGGAAAATCATCGCGCCACTCCAGCCGGCAACAGGCTACACGTCCATCACCATCGAGCCGGATAACCAATTGCCCGACGGAATCTATCCGGTTTCTGCGTGGAAGGGTGGGTGACAAGCGTAAACAATGGCCTCTCGCTCTCTTCTTGATCTGAATCCCGAAACCCGCAAGCGCGCGGAGCAGTTCATCGTTGAATGCGAACGGGCCGGGATTGATGTTTTGATCTATTGCACCTACCGGTCGAACAAGGAGCAGGATGTCCTGTACGCCCAAGGACGCACGACGGCCGGAAACATCGTGACCAACGCTCGCGGTGGGCAGAGTTGGCACAATCATCGCGCTGCGTTCGACTTTGTTCCGCTTGTCAATGGCAAGGCCGCGTGGAATGACAAGTGTCTCTACGAAAAGTGCGGCAAAATCGCTGAAAGTCTCGGGCTTGAATGGGCAGGGCGTTGGACAGGAAGCCTCAGAGAAACGGCACATTGCCAGTTTCGTGGTGGTTTGACTTTGGCACAGGCAATTCAAAACCAGAAAGCTTGAAATGCGTTGGATTATTGGTGGAATTTTTGTGGTGCTTCTGACGCTTTCTACCTATGGCTGGATCACGACGATAGGACCCTTGTTGCAAAACCATGAAGTGAAACACAGGAGTATTCGTTGATGCTGATCAAAAACTTCTTCGATGCTTTTCAAGCCGGAAAGTCGTTGGCAAATGCAACCACATGGAAAAACGCCCAGCTTCTTGGTTCGAAGCTGGCAATCCTTATGGGAGCGTTGCTCCCAATTGCTAACGCTTTTGGATATTTTCCTGAGCTTACCGTTCAGGATACTGTCACTATTGCTGGTGCTGTTGTGGTTATTGCTGGGATGTTCAATGGCGCCGCTACAGTTGTCTCAACAGACAAAATTGGACTGCGCGGCGCTCCCGTCCGTAGGGCTGACCATGGAGGGGAGGCACCTGCTGTTGAACCTGCCGCTATCAGACGCCCTGAGCCAAATGAGCCAGCACCTGACGATTCAGCACATGTCGATTCAGAACCTGTCAAACCAGACCTATTTCATAACCGGAGTCTCGGCTAGTTGCCGATTTTAAGGAGTTTCTGATGCAATACGTGATGATCATCCGCACTGTTCTGGCCCTTCTTCCCGTCATCATCGACGCAGTGAAGGCAATTGAGTCGGCTTTCCCTGTTGGCGGTCAAGGAGCGGCCAAACTCCAAGCCATCCGCAACATCATCGAGGCGGCTTACAATACCGTTGCTGATGCGACCGTGACGTTCGACAAACTCTGGCCCGCGATTCAGTCGGCCATCGGCGCCGTAGTCTCTCTTGGAAATTCGACGGGGCTATTCAAAAAGTAATGCCGGAAAGAGACCCGACAAGCTGGCACTTCGCGACATGGGCGCTTGCTCTGGCAATGGCCATGGGCGGTGGGTTTGTGAATTGGTATGCCAAAGTGAAGCACTCCCACACCCGCGCATTCAACCTACTTGAACTTGTTGGAGAGATATTTACTTCTGGATTTGTTGGCACGGGGGTCTTCATGGCCCTTGATGGATTCGAACAGCCAATTAGCCTGTGCGCCGCTGGGGCAGGGGTTGGCGGACACATGGCCGCACGATTGCTGTTCATTCTTGAGCGAATTGTTGAGCAAAAAATGAAGCGAACTTTAGGATAACAGCATGCCCCTTGAAAATCTTGTTGGCTCAAAATATATCTCCGACCTCAATGAAAACTGGCCGGCCGGAACAGACCTCCCAGATGCTGGCGACGACCACATGCGGGGGATCAAGAACGTTCTCAAGAGATCTTTCCCGGGTATAACAGGTCCAGTTACCCTCACCCAAGACGAAATCAACCGCGGGTCCGTTCCCTCTGGATCGATCTGCCTTTTCTACCAAGCCGCGGCGCCAGCGGGATGGTCGAGAACGGCGGGTATCGGCAACACGTTCGGAATCCGCATTGTGGCGTCGGCAAACCCCGGCGGCGGATCCGGCGGCACTGACGATCCGGTCCTGAATGACAAGGTACCGAGCCATGCCCACTCTTTTGCGGCGACGTCCGGCCTTGAAAGCGCCGACCACTCGCACTACGTTTCTGGGCAAACCGGCGGCCAGTCCGTGAATCACTCACACGCCGTCAGCGACCCGGGGCATTCGCACTCCGAAAGCCTTGCCGGTGTTGCTTTCGGCGCTCAGTTTGTTGCCGGAAATGGCTGGATCGGTCAGGGCGGCCAGACAGGTGGCGCATATTCCGGAATCAGCCTTGGCGGCGAGAGCACAACCCACACTCACGCATGGGGGGCGCAGTCCGGCGGCCGCAACACGGGCCATTCGCACACGGTTTCCGGGACGACCGGGGCGAATGCCCCCGCGGCCAACTGGGTACCGCGGTACGTCGACATGATTCTCTGCACGAGGGACTGACATGGGTAATCGGCTAGGATCCTGCGTACCAGAAAGACGCTTCTGCGGATGTTCGTGCCGCAACGGCGTCATCGAGCAGGCGGAACATGCCGACCGTTTTCCGGCCATTGCCGGTTCCGATACGAACCTTCCACAGTCCGCTTTGTTTGTCGAAGCTGACGCCGGACCTGCCGCTTGTGTTGTTCCTCGCCACTTTCTTGTTTCTGGCGTTGCGGGTCTGGCAGGACTCTCTGAGGTTGCAAATCCGGTTGTCGTCGCGGATACGGTTGATGTGATCGATCTGGGCGGGACTTGTGCCGAAGGCCATGATAAAAGCGATGCGGGCCACAGAAAGATTCTTGCCATTGAGCCGGACCTGCAGATAGCCCCCGGTGCATTTGTGGCCGACCGCCTTTCCGGCCTTCCTGTTTCCACGGGACTCTTTGCCAGTGACAATTCCAGTATCTGGGTCGTACTCAAAAATCGATGCGAGTTGTTCTCGGTTCGGGTATTCGATCATATTATGC